CCGGTCCCTTCATTGATACTGAAGACCATCACTCCATCTGTCCAGCTTGCAGCATAGACATACTCCTCATCACTGGATACATTATAGATCTCTCTTCCAGTATATTCATTCTTCAGGACAAGCTGTCCACCTTCTATCTTAAACATTGCCATCCCACCACCGAATCTGGCAGTGATGATATAGCCCTTGTGGACAGTGCTGTAATAATGAGCAGAGGCAAAGCCTCCATCATATTTACTGAGCTCTGTGAAGTTATATGCTGCCATAATTATCCAGCCTCTGTATCATCTGTAAATTGAGAAGAAGTCATATCATCATTAAAGAGGAAAGTCAAAGGATCAGGAGCCACAGCAGCAACCTTCACAGGTCCCGGAGGAGTCCCTCCTGTAACTGAGGCAGGACTGGAGGAGACACCTGTCTGAGCAGCAGGACTCCCAGCAGTCTTGATCAGATGTATATGATTCTCAAAAAGAGCTTGAAATTCCTCATTGACTAACTTCTTGAAGTTAGCCTCTCCCAGCTTGATATTGGATCCAGTCACTTCTATATTCTCTCCTATCACTTGGATCTTGTCTCCATCTGTCAATAGAATATAGTGACCATCTTTGTGATAGAGACATGAGTCTCCTGCTTTGAGTCCCTTCTTCCTTGTGGAAGGATTGTCAGCAGAGATCACTACAGCATGATCTTTATTGCCTCCGATAAAAGCCACAAGAGCCTCAGCTCCCTCTACAGGCACTGAGGAAAATCCATACTGCTGGAGCCTCTCTACATCTTCCTTGATCTCATCCTTCAATAGAGAGAGCTGGACCACCTGTCTCTCACTTTCATCACTGATGGCAGTGATGAGAGCTCTCCCTATCATCAGGAGGATCCTTCTTCTTAGTGGATCCATCAAAGCAGATATCTGAGATCTTAGACTCATATATTCCTCTTTATTATTGCCATTGGAAAGCCTTCTTTTTTCTTGCTGGCTTCACCACTTTTGAAGGAGCCGGGGAGAAGGTATCTGGACTCACAAGCTGGAGATCTGCTGATCTGGACTGTGAGTCTTCCTTGTAGACCACTTCTGAGATGAGAAGATCATTGTCCACTCTCAGAGCTGGGATCTTTACATATGCAAGCCTATTCTCTCTCCAGAGCTCTCCTGATGACTGTCTCCAGTCCGGGACAGTCACAGAGATCTTCTGAGCTCTTGCAGCTCTGATCTGTGCTTCCCATGCTGCTTTGTCTTGTGCTCCCTTATTTGTATCCTGACCCTCAGCCAGCAGGATCTTAGGTCTGACTCTTGTCACTTCAGGATCCTCAGCTTCTCCAAAGACATTGGAAGCTGGAGAGCTCTCTGATCCTCCAGAACTTTGTCCCTTCACAGTATAGCTGGAGAATCTATTGACAGCATTATATGAAGCCTTAGCTGCTACTACATTGACTCCATACTCCAGCTTGTCTGTAGACCTCTCTGAGCCTGTCTCAGTGAGGATCAGCTTCCCCTCTGGTGTAGACATAGGAAGGAGAGCTCTGTCCTCACAGAGTCTGGCTATTGCTTCATATGGACTCTCCCCGGTATTCAGAGAAAACTTCTTCACAGGAAGCCCAAGATCAGTCCCCACTACCAGACCAATACTGAAGGGAGACAAGAGCTCTCTGATCAGTGCTTCAAATTGGATCTCCTTATTCCATGAAGCTGGAATATTTGGAGCAGAGCAGTCCACAAGATCTCCAGTCTTATCTCTTCCAGATACACTGAAGGTCTCTGAGTCTGCTGATATATCAGGAGTGACATCATCTATAAATCCCTGAAGAAGAAGGTCATCACCTATCTTGATTGAGCAGTCCAGATATGGGAAGAGCTCAAAGTCTGTATCCTTCCAGACATCAGTCAGCATGAGCTGGAATGAAGAGCAGAGCATCTCCATAGATCTCTTGATGGAGACTCTCTCCCATCCAAGAAGATTCTGGGATCCTATAGTCAGCTTCACATCATCAGACATCTATCAGCACCTCTATAGGTCTTCCTCCAAAAATCACACCCGGATTCTGGATATTGTTTCTGTCAATTATCTCCTGCTCTCTGTCCACTCTCCCATACAGATCATAAGACAGGACCAAAGCAGGGACACTCACTGGAGGAGTGTAGTCCACCAGTCTGGGAAGATTCACAGCTCTTGTCTCTATGTCATTCACTACAGAAGCCCGGAGATCTTCAAGAGCACTATAGAGCTGATCATCAAGGACATCAAGCATGAGACTATCTAATTTATTCAGCAGGATGTCTCTTCTCTCAAGAGCTTCATTGACACTGGTGAAGTCAAAGGCTGCAAGCAATCCGGCAGCATTGATACAAGCTGACATCTGGATCAGGACTGCTATCTGGTCTGATGGATCCTCTGCCCCTATACTTGTATCTGGCTCAAAGATATAGAGATCTTCCATCTCAAAAAATTGAGGTCCTGCATTGTTATCAGTGATGGCATTGTCCCCGGTGAGATCTCCTCCAAAGGTGATGAGGTCCACAAAATTTTGAGAGAGCTCTTCAGCATCATAAGCAATCTCTATCACCTTCCCTCTGATATTCTCAAGGTCTCTCTGGAAGTCTGCTACTGCTTGCATAGTTTTCTTGACATAGTCTACAGAGTCCAGACCTTTATTGATAGTATTGATTGCATTCTGAGTCATAGTGTAAGGACTGAGAGCCAGATCATAAGCAGTAGAAAAAGCAGCTTTCATCTTGTCAAGAGCTGAAGCCTTCTCTTCAAAGACTTCCCCTACAGTGTCGATCACTGGAGTAGGGAAGACCAGAGCTCCAGACTCTATGAATGATATAGAGAGTCTTGCCATCCTGAGCTCAGCCTTGGTCTCACTCAGAGAGTAGGTCAGGACTTGAGCCTGAATAATTCCAAGATATGGATGGACCAGCTTCCCAGATCCCTCTTCATCAAGAGCATCAAGGAGGATGGTCCTTGTATAGTCATAGTTTTCTCCAAGGACATAGGCATCTATGGAGAATCTTCTTGCTGACTTTCCAAGGTCCTTGACATATGGGAGATCCCTTCCCGGAAACTCATGGACAGATACTCTCCTCCCTCCAGCCATTTCATGACTTGGGACATAGAAGCTAATATCCCTGAAGGAAGCCTCCTGATATCTCTCTCTCCATCCCATACCTATCTCCTATGGTGTTACTACTGAATAACTGCCCGGAAGAGTGAGCCCTGTATTGGTCTCAAGATTCACATCTCCCTCTGATACATCTGCTCTGACCTTTGCTCCTGCTCTATTGTCAATCCTTATATTGGTAGTGTTCTCACTTGAGAATCTGGTCCCTGCTGCTTGATCTCTCAGATCTGCTGCTGTAGTAGTAGGAGACTCCGGTCCCTGAAGACCCAGCTTGTCTCTCAAAAATTTTGGCATAGCTGCGGATCCAATAGCTTTGATCTTGTCTACTATACCAGTCACAAAGTCAAGCCCCGGCTGAAGCCATTCTATGATATCCATCCCAAAGTCTTTGAAAAATTTCCCTATTCCCTTCATGTAAATCAGAAAACCTCCCCAGACATCTTCCCACTGAGTAACTATCTGATAAATATTCCACGCCCAGATCCCTACAGCAGCCACTATCAGTCCCACCAGTATTCCTATAGGTGAAGCTATGGCTGCTACTGTGGCAGAAATAGCCTTCCCTACAAAAGCAAAGACAGTCACAAGACCAGCCCAGTGAGCTCCAATGAAGCTGATCATCATGAGCAGCTTGCCAAGTATTATGAGGAGAGGACCTACAGCAGCCACAAGCATCCCTATCACTATTATCACCTTCTTAGCAGCCGGGGACATTGCATCCAGTTTCTCCACAAAAGGAAGGAGCTTGTTGAGAGCCTTCACGAACATAGGGACCAAGATGTCCCCAAATTTCTGACCAAGTATCACCAGTTTTGCTGTGGCTTGCTTCATAGCAAAGCCATCTTTATTGATACCCTGAGTCTGCTCATTGAAGGCTTCACTAAGAGCTCCAGTGGCTCCCTTCATTGCTTGCAGTTTTTTTGTGAATGTTTCCGACTGAGCACCAGCCAGAGCAGTCACTAAGACTGTAGCCTCCTTCCTTCTGAAGAGCTCTATCAGCTCCACATTATTCTTCTTTGCCATGTCTGCTGTCTTCTGGAGAGCTCCTTGGAAGCCAAGCTCAGCTATCATAGCTCTTCCATTTTCATATCCAAGATGTTTCATAAGACCAGCCATCTTAGCAGAAGGCTTCATCATTGCAGCAAGGATCCCAGAGAATTGAGAAGCTACTTCAGAGGCTTGACCAGTGACTCCAGTCCCTGTAGCAAAGGTCCCAAACATTTCCTCCATAGTGAGACCAAAGCTCTGAGCCAAAGGAGCCACTCTTCCTATAGATCCAGCAAGCTCAGGAAAAGTAGTCTGACCCAGCTTGACAGTCTGGAAGGATAGATCAGCCACTTTCCTCATTGCATTGGCTGAAGTATCTCCATAGGCTTTCATGACTGATGATGTGAGATTGATTGCATCTGTAGTCTCAGCCAGTCCAGCCACACCAGCCTTGGCTGCTATCTCCAATTTTTCTGAAGAGTCAGCAGCATCTCCAAAGGCTGACACTACTTGATAGAGACCATCAGCCAGATCTCCTGTAGCTTTGCCTGTAACTATTGACAGATCTTGAACATTTTTCTTGAGCTCAAGGACTCTGTCTGAGCTCCTTGGGATGAGGC